GTAGAACTTGAAGAACTCGGGCTTGTATTTCCGCTCCTCGGTGGACACCACCCCGCCCCGGTAGCCGCCGTGGGTTTTGCGGATGTAGTGATCAGCCTTGCCCAGGATGTCGGCCTTACGCACCTTGATCAGGATCGCCAGCAGGCCGGCGATGGACGAATTCATGTCACGGAAGTTCTGCGTACCCAGCAGCACATCGGCGTTGAAGTGCCGGTGCAGCTTGTACCACTCAACCACTTGCGGATCGGTCCCAAGCTTGGGCATGCCAACATGGCATTCGTCGATGATGAAGAGCGGCCCTTGCCCCGTCTTCGGGTGCTTCCACTCGCTCCAGTAGTCCCAGACATGGCCGAAGAGCGACACCTTCACCTCGGGCTTTTCGGTATGGCCGTCCTCGAACAGCTCGAAGGCATTGCCGTTGCCCTTTTCGTCAACGCGCTCTGCGTCCCAGGTCCCGCGTATCGGCTGGGTCCGCGTGCGCAGCTCGATCAGCTCGCGGTAATCCGGATTCACCGCGGCGAACATCTCCACCAGCAGCGGAAGGTTTGTGATGACCAACCTCCCCTTCTGCAGCGCCGGCAGCACGTGATAGACCACGGCCTCATAGCTCTTGCCCGACCCCGGGATGCCTTCAAGTCCGTTGATCATGATCCGAGCCTCACGAAGGGGATCAGCTGCAGCACCAGGCGAATCACGATGGCCGCCGAGATGATGCTGATCGCGGGCCCCACCCCCAGCAAGCCCAGGATGTTGAGCAGCTCCGCCGGCAGCGGCCCAACCTGCGCGGCATAGGCATCGACCGCGCTCGTGTCTATCGAGCCAATCCCCGAAATGGCGATCTTGAGCATTTGCTCAAACTGCCAGGCGAAACCATCCTTGACCAGATCCCAGAGTGCGACGAAGACCGCCACCCAGAGCGCCCCAATCCATTCCAGGACGGCGGAGATCTTGGCCAGCAGCATGGAGAAGAACGCGGACATGTCAGCCTCCGAAGATCAAGGCCCGGGCCAGCAGCAGCGCGCCGACCAGGACGATCAACCGCGCCCAGTCCCAGACATAGCACGGCGGCGCCACATCCCGAACCCCGAAGTCGGCCCAGACCGCCAGCGACAGGTCAATGTTCATCACGGGACAGGTGCCCGAGTTGCCGACACGGGGCATCAGCTTGCCGGCCAGGGTTGCCAGCGGCGTGGCGTTCAAGGCGGCCTTCTGCTGGGTCCAGACGCCTTCCAGGCCGTTGGGGTACTTGGGCGTGTAGAGCTTGGGCTGCGCCGGCAGCGGCGTATCGGTGACGTCCACCTTGGGCGGGTCTTCTTCCTTGTCCGGGGTTTCGGTGGTGGTCTCGCTGGAGATGGGCTCGCCCGTAGTGGTGTTCGTGATATTGGTAATCGTCACCGTCGTGGTGTTGATGGTGTCGCCGTTGTAGGTGTGGTTGTAGGTCGTGTTCTCGGTTTTGGTCGTGTTGTTGGTGGTGTTCTGCGTGACCTTCTGGGCGCCTGGCGAGGTGGCCGGGCCGGTGACGGTCATGGGGCCGGTCTTGACCTTGACACCGGTCTCTGCGGCGGATTCTTCCAGCAACTGGCCGACCTTGGAGCTGGTGGGCCAGCCGCTCTTGGCGGCCACGGCATCGATGAATTCCTGCTGGTTGGATGGCAGGTAGGCCACGGGCCTTGCGGGAATGGGCGTGACGCTGATACCCACGACGGCACCCAGGATGTAGGGCGTGCCGTTCGTGTAATAGATATCGATATAGCAAACCATGTTTGAGATGTCGCTATTCGTGCGCGGGTTCACGAAGTTGAACTGCGGATTGGCGGCTTTCCCCAGCTCGGCCTGCCTCTGGCACGCCTTCAAGGCCGTGGGAAACGTAGCGCCGGACATGGTGTAGCTGTAGCACGGCGCCACGGTACACACGTCGGGGTCCTCTTTCTCGACCTTGATCGAGCCGTCCGGATTGCGCGAGAGGATGAATTTGATTTCCTTGGCGAAGTCATAGAGCACGACGCCGGCGCCTATGACGGCGGCGGCCTTCAAACCCAGCCTCACGAGCATCCGGCCTGTGGCCGCACCGATTTCGGCGGCGGGAACGCGGGCGACGGCGGAGACCGGAACGCGGTTGCCGGCAGGATTAACGACGCTGCCGGTTGCGGTGGCCTTGGGCAGGCCGCCATCGGTCTCAATGGTCGGCACGCCAGGCGCTGCCAGCGGGGTGCCGTTGGAGGCCAGGGTGACGGTGGTCTTGCCGGCGCCGGTTGCCAGGGCCATGAATTTATCGAATGCGGAGGGAGCCGCGACGGTCGCGGCCAGGAGATGGAACGGCAGCAGCAGCAGGACCGCAGCCGCGAGGAGCGTGCGCAGGCGGCTCATTTGCCACCTCCGACCGCGATGCAGAAACCGATGCCGCTCAGAGCACCGATCAGGGCGATGATGGCCCAGAACAGGGCTATGAGGGCACCGGTGAACACGATTACACCTTGCGGATGACGCGCTTTGCCAGGTCCGGGCCCTTGAACGCCAGCGCGATGCCGACGATGATCAGGCCGATGGCGACCACCTTGCCGACCACGGTGTTCAGGCCAATGGCGTCAAAGAACTGGTCCAGGACGCTCGGGTCAGCGGTCTGGGCCATGGCGCGCGAGCCCAGCAGGGCCAGGCTGGTGCCGACAGCGGCAACCTTGGCGGCAGCGGTGCTGCCGTACTTCTTGGCGGTTTTGAACAACTTCATTTGAATTCCTTTTTCAAATGGTGTTTTCCGGGAACACCCCGGAACTACACCCCACAGCACACGACGTTTCACAACGCTGGCGTGCTGCAGGCTGGAGTCAAACCTTGCGTATCAACCCAGTCGCCAATCCGATGCCGTAGCCGATGAGCCACATCGTCAGCACGGCACCCAATCCCCATGCATAAGCTTTCAGAACTCCTTGTGGTGTGATGCCCAGCAAAGCCGGGTCCAATGTTTCAGCCAGGCTCAGCGAGGAAACCTTGTCCGGCGGGCACGGATTCAGATCCTCGGTGCAGATTAGAAAGCGCATCAGTCCTCCGACACCTTGTCAGAACCGCACTCCGGGCACGCAAGCTCTGGCTCCTCGGCGTCCGATTCCGGATCAACCTTGAACTCTACGAAGTGGGCGTCATGCCCACAGGCGGAACAGCTGTACCAAGCCATGACGTTCTCCTAATGTTTGGCGCGGTGGCACAGGGTTGCCCTGGCATCGCGCACGCCGAGGCGCAGGACCTCGACGCAGGTGATCAGCGCCTGGTGGATGTAGACCCAGGCCGCGCTGAAACGGTTGTGGGTGCGAATGGGGTTTCGCATGCGAAACGAGTTGATGCGGTGTTTCATGTGCTCTTGCTGTAGTCGCGTTCCGTGCCGAGGCGGTCCAGGTCGATGAGCTGCGGCATGTCTTCAAAGTCGCAGTTGTCCTCGACCAATTGGTTGACCGTTTCGAGGTCGGAGACGACGCCGCCGCCGGCTTCACGCAGCGATGCGACCCACACGGGCTGGCCCCCATCCAGTGCAGGACAGAGGAACTTCCCGGTCGTTTTGGACTGGATGAGGAGGCGCATGCTTAGGCCGCCGCTCTTGCTGGTTGCTGGGGCGCGGGCTTGATGCCCACCAGGGTGAGCTTGGAGGCGTTGTCGGCGCCGGCCACCACGTCGAATTCGCAGTCGCAGAGCAGGCCCGTGACGGGCCAGGACTTGCCCAGGTGCGCCCATTTCTCGAACTCGGTCGCGTCGCCGAACTTGAAGGGGCGCGAGACGGAGCCGATGGAGCGGCCGGCGGAGTTTTCCGCGACATCCACGATCAGGTGGAAAGTGGTGGAGCTGAAGGCCTTCTTGGTTTCCTCGAAGGTGCCTGACGACTCTTTGATGCCGGTGCAAATGGCTTGGCTTTTCATTTTCATGGTTGAACTAACTCCTCTCCCCTGTTGTTAAGCCATCGCGAAGGCCGGGGCGCCTTCTGGCTGTGAAAGGCGACCGAATGCCGCCGCGAATGAACGGCCCAGCTCTGCGGGCATGAATTTTTGAAGGCGGCCTGGCAGCTTCTGGTGGCAGACGAAGGCCAAAAACTCTTCGTTCCCGAGGAACTTGAAGGCGGCCGCGAGGGACGGTGCGGCGGTCTGCAGCGTCCAGCGGATGTTGCGAACGCATTCGGCTTCGACGGTTTCCATGGGCAGGCGCGCCTGAGTCGTGACCTTTTGCGGGATGGCTGCGGTATCGGCCTGGGCCAGCGCTGCGGCGTGCCAGTCCGAGGCTCCCGCGAAGAAGTCGGCCGGCCGGCGCAGCATGTCCACCGGCAGCACGCGCAGTTTGTTGCCGTAACGAAGCTCCAGGCGCAGCCATGGGCTGCCGGCGTCTATGCCAAACAGCTGGTCGCCTTTTTCGTAGGCGTTGGTTTCCTTGCCGGCTTCCTTGGAGCCGAAGTAGATGGAGCGTCCGCCGTGGGAGTGTTCGGACCAGTCGCCTACGAAATTGACCTTGAGGAGCTTGCCGCCGACGTTGCAGCGGCCTTCGTTGTAGTCGTCGCGTATGGCCTTGATGCCGCCGGGATAGCCGTCGAAGAAGTCGAGCGCCAGGTCGCACCTGGTGAGGGTCGCTTCGCGCTCGTCGAGGATGTCGGCGAGGCGCTCGCGCCAGCCGTGCTGGGCGAAAGTGCAAGCCATCCCGAACAGGTTGCAATGGATGGTTTGCGCTTGCGCCTTCTGGCGCGGCGAGTCGCCGGAAGAAAGGAAGCCGACCCAGCCGCATTCCGCGCCATTGCGCTCTATGCACCAGCGGAATTTATAGAAGTCGTGGCCCTTCTTGAATTCGGGATTGACGACGAAGTCAGGGCCGAGGGCCATCGCGACGGTTTGCGCCAGGTCCAGGGCCTGGGTGGAGGCGTCGTAGTCGCAATCGGGTATTTCGCGCAGGACGCGGGCCTGCTGCGCTACCCTGTAGTCCTCGTCCCAGATGTTGGTATCGGGATGAGGGAAGATCAGATCAACGGGGACATAGGGGGCGTTGCGCCGGAGAACCGTGAAGCGGACCCAATCGACGTGGACCGGGGTTTGCGACGCGAGGCGTTCGGCTTCGAGGCGGTATTTAACTTCGGAACCGTCGAGGACCAGTGACGAGCGGCTGGGGCGTGTCATGGGTTGTTATCCCCGTGATTACCAACGGGGAGGTTTTGGACGGGCACGCAGCCGCTCGCGCCCTTCCCCGCAAGCGGGGCCCCTTTGGCGCGCTCGGCTGCGTGCGCCTCACGACCGAAGGCGTAAATCTCGTCAAGGGTTTTGCTGGCCATGAAGGGCCAGGTCTTGAGGAACTCGCTGTGGGCGAGGTGGCCGATGTTGGAATGGACCATGGCCGCGCCGGACTGGCCCTTGATGGGCCGGCTCATGCGATCACCCGGACGGTGACGGGCGAGACGCCCATAGCCAAGAGGCTGCGGAGGTAGACGGCGGCATCAGCGGCGCTGTAGCCGGATTCGACGACCAGGTCGCCGGCGCCCAGGCTGTCCGCGTATTCGAGCTGATACAGGGTGCCTGCCCCCTCTATCGCCTGAGCAGCCGGAGCGCAATCAGGCAACGTCATGCCGCATGCCGGAATTCCAGTCGTCGCTTGGATCAT